GGTGTACGGCAACGCTAGGGTGTGCGGCAACGCTAAGGTGTACGGCAACGCTGAGGTGTACGGCGACGCTTGGGTGTACGGCGACGCTAAGGTGTACGGCAACGCTGAGGTGTGCGGCGACGCTTGGGTGTACGGCGACGCTTGGGTGTACGGCGACGCTGAGGTGTACGGCAACGCTAGGGTGTACGGCGACGCTGAGGTGTACGGCAACGCTGACTATTTATTGATCGGTCGCATTGGTAGTAGATTTAGTTTTACGACATTTTTCAAAAATAAAGACAAAGGTATAACAGTGTCTTGTGGTTGTTTCTTAGGGACTATTGCCGAATTTAGAGCTAAGGTTACCGATACACATGGAAATAATAAGCATGCAAAAATATATAACCTTGCTGCAGATATGGCAGAACTACAGATTTTAGGCGAAGAACATTTTGACAAACTGAACACTAATAAGTCAGAACCGTTTTGAGGTGAGATTATGAATTGCGACATATGCCATAAGGATACAACGGCGGGTAGTCACGTAAACAGAGGTCGATATTTTGAGGTGCATATTTGCCCGAGCTGCTTGATGTGGTCCGATGATCTGCGGGCCGTGAAGGCGCGGGAGATAATTCAAAACTTCAAGAATTTGAGATTTTTGGAAGATATTAGTATAAGTCATGAAGGGACTGAAGCACAATGACTAAGCATGAAACAGTATACACATTATTATTTATCTTTGCTGCAGGTTTCCTATGGCAGCTCGGTTGTGCTTTAGCTGAGGTTTTTGTAGAGTGGCAGATCTGGCGATAAGTTAAAACGGCCGCGCATACTAACTATATACAAGCATAAAGGGAAGTATACCCCTGCGGAGGTGATTAGCCCGTAGGGGGCGGCCTTTTAAATATAAGGAGTTGGAAATAGTGAAACCAATAAATATAAAAATTATGATGGCGTTAATCGAAAAAGAACCAGGCAATCAGTATGTACCAGTATTGAAACCAGTACTTATGCAGATACTGACTGAAATCAAACATTTGCGCCGGAAAAATAGTCAGCTCGGCGGTAAAAATGCCCGGTTAAGGCGAGAGAAGAAAGCTCTAGAAATTATGTTATCGGCGGTAGTAATAAATGACGACGTGGAATGAACTACCAGCACACCTTGTAAGTAAAATACGTTCGGACAGCGTAACGGCGCCGGCGAATTTACCCGGGGCTGTACCTGCGCTGAAATATGGTAATAAAATAACCGAAGTGAATGGAATTGCTTTTGATAGCAAAAAGGAAGCAGCCTATTACGAAGATTTACTTTGGCAGCACCGAACCGGTGCAGTAAAAAGCATTGAATTACAGCCTGAATTTGTTTTACAGCCTGGATATGAGGTTGCAGGTAAAAAGATAAGGCCGATTATTTATCGAGCTGATTTTAAGGTGACGGAAGCCAGCGGTCATGTTTATTACGTCGATACAAAGGGTATGAAAACACCGGTATATCTATTGAAAAAGAAGATGCTGCTATATCGTTACCCGGACATTGATTTTAGAGAAGTTTAAGGAAGTGGAGCAGATGAAAAAACCTGAAATCAAGTACGTAGGATGGTGCCATGAGTGCAAATGCCTAGGAAGTTTTATTTGTGGTAACTGTAAGCCTAATGAGAAATACAGTTTTGGTAGACCTTCTGAATTTATGCCTGAGAACAAAAAGCGTTGGGTAAGAATGTAGGAGTAAAAAATGAAATACTTAGACTATTGTTATTTGTGCATTAATAATAGAAAGGCCAGTGAGTTGAGCGAAAACCCAAAATGTAGTAACTGTATTCAGCTTACTGTTATGTCTATGCCAACTAAGTTTAAATCGCGTAGGATTACTTGGGCTGACAGAACGGAGATAAAAAAATATGATAGCAATTAAAGAAATGGATATGCCTGAGAATTGCTTAAAGTGTCCTTTTATAGATGAAAGTGGGCAGTATTGTCAAGTTGATGGCAAAGCATTAGTGCCTAATATTCTTTGTATAGATATCGAGGGCGTACGAGAGAATTTTAAGGTTTTGGAAAGCGGTAGGAATACAGATTGCCCATTAATTGAGATAAAGGATGGTGAAGAAAAATGAATCAATTGTTTATAAGTGTTACGGTGCTTTGGATGATAGCTTGTTTTGTAATGAGTACAATATCTAAATAGGAGCGTGAATAACAATGCCATATACTATAACGATTTATTTGAAATCTGACAACGATATTTACATGAAATTTGGTGCAGAATTCAGTAAATTCATTTCTGAGACAGACTTAAACCATTGGGAAGAAACAGCTATAAACGCTTTAATAAGCATGAGCGGTGGCACAAAAGCTATGATAATTAGCAAAAGTGAATATGAAGAAAATATAGACGAAACCGAGAGCATTCCAGAAGATGATTAGTGCTAAAGGAAGAGGGAGAATAAATAGCATGGATTTTATTTATTTACTAATGAATTGTGTCGTTACAGCATCTATTATTGTGGCTATAGCGTCAGCTTTTTGGTTTATATTGGTACTTCTGACTGACAGCAGTGACAGACATAGCCGCTTATATGTCATTACTTACACTACAGGGGCTATAACACTTATATTATTTGGAATAAAATTTATCGTAGGATGGTTGAAATGACCAATCATAAAATATGTGTTTACAGACAAGGGGGCATAAAAAATGTATGAAATAGGACCGAATTTATCAATGGTATTAATGGCTATATTGACCGTAGTTTTTATAGCTGTTTTTGGATATTTTGGCACAAGAAGGTGAAGAAAAATGACTAAATTAAAACCTTGTCCGTTCTGCGGTAGCAAAGCTAAGATGGAAAGAACGCCAATTAATCCTTATTATTATGTGATCTGTACAAATCTAGAATGTGACGCAACTGTTGGGAGATTTCAGCCAACAGAAGAAGAAGCTATAGCGGCATGGAACAGACGGGACGGTGAATAGATTATGAGATTAATAGATGCCGAATGGATAACATACGTACTAAGAAAAATAGCACAAGCCGAAGATAAAGATTTAAGTAAGGGGGAGTTTGGGCAGGGATATGTGAGTGGGGTATATCATGCTATACATGTTATTAAGAGTACGGAAGCGTGTTTGCCTAAAGTGTGTAAACACTGTCATTTAGTACAATACCACGACAATAACTACTGCGATAGATGTGGACGGCTTATAGACAAAGTCCCTACAGTAGAAGAACGTAAGCATGGGCAACGGAGGAAGTAAAGCATGATAGCAATTAAAGGAATAGATATGCCTGCAAACTGTGATGAATGCCCGTTGACATATCCAGTTGGCTTTTATAGAAATCAACCATTTTCTGTTGATAAGAGCAAAGGCTGCTGTATTCTTGTCTGTGAAATTAAAGATCCAAATATTAGGCTGATAGATTGCCCATTAATTGAGATAAAGGACGGTGAATAAAAATGGAAGAAGAACAATGCCCTTGTGATGATTGTGACGCTACCTGTGATTACTGGGACAGTAAATACTGCTGTATATATTGTCGTTGGCAGTATGGAGACATTGAACCTGACTGTGAGAATTGTGACCCGATGGATATTTGAGAGGACGGTTAATATATTATGAGATTAATAGACGCAGATGCGGCAAAAGCGGAGCTATTAAGAATGGGTGGTTATCAAAGTGCTGCTGATAGGCTTGATACAATGCCAGTTGTAGAAGAACGCAAGCACGGGCATTGGGTAAGACATAACGATATCATTGCTTGCAGCGAGTGTATTTTTGATATGTGTTTTGACGAAAACCTTGGAGAACTAAATTACTGCCCATATTGCGGGGCTAAAATGGAAGGTGAATAATATGGAATTGATAGATAAAAATGCTTTGGTGAAATATTTAGAGAAAATGGGAAATGAAATATATGCAGGCAATGACGAATATTTTATAGGACAGAAAGCAGGTTTAATGAAAGTCGTTGGTGTTGTAATGACCTTTCCTGCAGTAGAGGAACGTAAGCAAGGATGTTGGAAAAATGGCTGCTGTACTGTATGTGGTGAATCTGCTGCAACCGATGGACACTTTGACTTTATACCCGAGGAAGAGCAGAAATATTGCTGGAATTGCGGGGCTATTATGGACGGTGAACCCGAATGAACATACTAAAGTTAGAAAGATCAATAGCTTTATTAAAACCAATTATTTGGAAAATGCCTATGAATAAGAAAAGAGAGGCTTATATAACTTTATTGACAGCTGCTCAAAAGCAACTACCACAAGAAGTAAATTTGGTAGTCGAAGAGCATTTTATACCAAACTGTCCTTTTCCACAACAAATACCTAAAGGCTGGGCATGTCCTGTATGCGGATGTGAGGTAGATGATGATGCTCATTATTGCAAATACTGCGGCCAAGCTATATGTGATGATTAAGGAGTGAAGACATGAATTATCCTGATCTAATAAAATGGATATTTGAATTTGTATATGAACATTGGATATTAACGTTTTTGTTTATATTAGCTTTAAGAAGGTTTAGTATTTTTACAATAAATCTATCAGATAAGAAGGGCGATACAAATGTTATTAACAATAGAAAGCAAGTTTAATATAGGTGATAATGTACATTTGCCTAAGGGAGAACGTAAAGTACTTGGTGTTAAATTAGATTCTAAAGGTATCTTATATTTGCTTGAAAGTGCAGACGGTACGAGAGAATGGGTGCAAGAATATTGGGTTGTTGTGGGCGAACAAGAGCATAAACACGGAGAGTTTGAGGAGGCTATTTTGAACCAACTCGTAGAAGACAGTATGAATCCTTTTGGAGCATTATTTAGGCGATTTAGAAAGCAAAGCTAGAAGGAGCCTGATATGCTAATAGAACTGTTACGCAAGCATACAGAGTGGTATTTTTTGAATAGGAAATATATTCAGAAAGCTGTTGATGATGAAAGAGCGCAGCGTACTGCAAAGAAAGGGCATACTGGGGGTGGAGGTCATGCTTTTATAAGTAATCCAACAGAAACATCTGCACTAAAGAATATTGAACCGATCAAGATGATTTCGTGGGGACAAGGCCCTTATCAAACTATAGTAATAAATCCTGAAGCATGGCTTGAAGTAATAGCTGAGACATATAAGGTTCATAAGAAACAAGCAGCAGGAGATGCTATGTTCCAGCGTTATGAATATAATAAGTCGCCAGGAGTAATTGCTGGACTAAAAGGTATGAATAGAGATACTTACTACGAGCTTCGCGAAGAGTTTTTAAACGATGCTGTCGTTTTAGCACTCGAAAAAAATTTATTGAGAATTAAAAATGTATCCGACAAATTACCTGTTCTGATGAGTTAAAATAGTATTATAAGTTAGTAGGCTTACAACAAGCTTGGTGAAACGTTCAAGCTTAGCGCTTGGACACTGCCCTGCCGTTGGGGTAATACAGCGGCATTAATGGAGCAGTACTCAAACGGCTAAGAGAGCAGTCTTGAAAACTGATAGGGCGTAGGGATACGCTGTGTGGGTTCGAATCCTACCTGCTCCGCCATACGGAAGGTTGGCGTAATCGGTAACGCAGCGCCCTGCTAAGGCGTCAGTCGAGCAATCGGCTTGCAGGTTCAAGTCCTGTGCCTTCCGCCAATTTAATCTACATAAATAATTCGGCGTTGAAAAACCGATAAAACACGGTAATATACATCAAAGTTTAGCATAAAACTTAATATAAAGGCACTTAACTTCGGTTAGGTGCTTTTTTATTTGCAAAGGTGGTGAGTATATGACAAAAGAAAGAACATTAACAGAGAAAGAAGAAAGATTTTGTCTTTCTTTTGCCAAAACAGCGAATGCAACTGCAGCAGCTATAGAAGCTGGATATAGCAAGAATTCTGCAGGAGTAACAGCGTCAAGAAAGCTAAGAAAGGCTAATATTAAAGCTCGACTGAAAGAACTTGCCGCAAGGAAAGACAAGAAAAACATAATGGATATAAATCAGCGACAGGAATTACTAACAAAGATCGCCACAGAAGAACCTGATCCAAATGCAAGGATAAGGGCAATAGATACTTTAAATAAAATGGATGGTCTATACATACAAAAGCATGAGGTCGAAATAAAGAAAAGCCTTGCGGCAATTATTGAGGAAATAGATGATGCTTAGTCAACAAGACGCCGAATTTTTGAAAAAGAAAATCCCACAATGGCGAAAAGATCCTGCTCGTTTTGTGAAAGAAGTATGGAGAGTTGAGCCAACAGATCAACAAAAGGAATTTCTACAGGCAATAGCTAAGCCGGGAGCTAAGGTTAGTGTTAAGTCTGGACATGGTACAGGAAAGACTACTTGTTTTGCTTGGATTATTCCTTGGTTTTTAACGTGCTTCGCAAAAGCTAAGATTCCTGTTACAGCTCCCACAAGCGCACAACTTAAAGATGCTTTATGGGCAGAGCTAAAAATGTGGTGGAATGCTATGCCAGTGCAACTGCATGATTTATTTGAATGGACCAATGACCATTTTACTTGTGAGACAGGGAGCTTTGCTATGGCAAGAACAGCAAGCAAGGATAGACCAGAGGCATTGCAAGGTATACACGCTGATAATATTTTGTTTTTGGTAGACGAGGCGTCGGGCGTGTTTGAAGAGGTCTTTGTAACAGCAGGAAGTGCTTTGTCGGCAGAAAATGCAAGAGTAGCAATGGCGAGTAATCCTACAAGAGTAACTGGTTATTTTTACAATAGCCACAATATAAACCGCCACTTTTGGGAAAAACTTACATTTAATGGCGAAGAAAGTCCAAGAGTTTCAAAACAGTATATAGAAAGTATTGCAAATGAATATGGACGAGACAGTGATGTATATCGAGTTCGTGTTCTTGGTGAATTTCCTAATGCAAGTGATTTACAATTTATTAGCTTAAAAATTGTTGAAGAAGCTAAGAACAGAAATATTAGGAAAGAACAGTTTAACTTTGCGCCTACTATTATTGGGTGCGATCCAGCATGGACTGGACCTGATGAGTTGGTAGTTTACTTGAGGCAAGGCCTCTATAGTAAACGATTATATACTTGTTTAAAGAATGATAACGATATTGTTACAGCAGGTATTATTGCTAGATTTGAGGACGAATATAATGCTGATGCTGTATTCATAGACCAAGGATATGGAACAGGTATATGGAGTGCGGGCGAAACAATGGGCAGATCTTGGAATCTTATTGCATTTGGTGGAAAATCTTCTGATTTGGGTTATGCTAATAAACGGGCTGAGATGTGGGGAAATATGAAAGAGTGGTTAATTAATGGTGGTGTAATTGAGGATGATGAAATTTTAACTAATGATTTGATAGGCCCTGAAGCTGGTGTTAATTTAAAAGGACAAATACAGCTTGAATCTAAGGATGATATGAAGAAAAGAGGTCAACCATCTCCTAATAGAGCGGATGCATTGGCCTTAACTTTTGCCTACCCTGTAATTAAAAAAGAATGTTATTTGGGGAATAATAGGCAGCAGTCGTATGATCCGTTTGCCGGTATGTGAAGGGAGGTGAGACTATGCATAAGATTATGATGCAGTTACACGGTGGCGGCGGTGGAGGTGGCAGTGTTGAGCCTATAAAACAAAGCGCACCTGGCAGTACAGCAGCGGCTACTATTGATAGTGCGACAGAGGGAGAGAGACAAAGCCTGCTTCAAAAACTATCTAAAGCTCGTGGCAGAAGCTATACCAATAAGACTGGCGGGCAGCTTACTTCTGATAGTGTCAAGAAAATGTTGTTGGGAGAATGATTATGGATATCAAAGATATGCTGCGTGACAGCGATAAATTAACACGAAAACAACATACTATCTCCCAGCTTTATACATTGCGCAGCCAATATGAGCCAACGTGGAGGATGCTAAGCCGCTATATAAATCCGACAAGGGGCAGGTTTGAAGAAGATATCCAAAGCACAGAAGGGCATAGACGTGACGAATACCTTATAGACCCACATCCCCAAAAAGCAGTTGGTAAATGTGCAGCTGGTATCCACAGTGGGTTGACATCGCCGTCAAGGCCTTGGTTTGAGCTTGGTCTGCAAGATGAAGAAAAAGCTAATTACCACGCTGTAAGGATGTGGTTAGATGATTGCCAGGAGATTATGAGCAGCATTTATTCTAAGAGTAATGCTTATAATATGCTGCAGCAGATTGAGGCTGAAATGGCTCAATTTGGTACAGGGGCTTCTCTGATGCTGGAAGACTACAATTATGGCATATGGATGAGGCCGTACACCTGCGGTGAATATGCTGGTGGTGTAGATGCAAGGGGAAGAGTTTATACGTTCGCTAGACGCTTCAGGTTAAGCGCAGACCAAATCGTTAAAGAATATGGTATTGATAACGTATCGGAAAGCGTGAAATCTGCTTATAATGACGGAAATATCACAACATACTTTGATATTGAAATGCTTATAGAGCGTAATGATGATTATGATCCTAACAAATTGGCTTTAGGCAATTTCCCCTGGCGCTCATATCACTATGAAAAAGGTGCTAATGACAAATTCCTGAAGATATCAGGTTTTAGGGAATGCCCGTTCCTCATGCCGCGCTGGACCTTGATTGCAAATGGTGTATATGGCTCTGGACCTGGACATAATGCTTTGGGCGATTGTATGCAGCTGCAGAAGATTGAGAAGAATAAACTTAGGGCTATTGATAATGCTGCAGATCCGGCGATGGCATTTCCTGCTTCAATGAAGAAGCTTGACAGAATGCCAGGAGGACTAAATTTTTATCCTGATGGAACTGTACAGCAGGCTTATCCACTTGTAGACCCAAGAGCAAAGGCCTATGAAGGCATAGGAGCATTGTCTCTGGAGAAACGGCAGTCGATATCTGAAACGTTCTATAATGATTTGTTTATGATGATTACATCTCAGGATGGACCTCAAATGACTGCGCGTGAGATTGCAGAGCGGCATGAAGAAAAGCTCCTGATGTTGTCCCCGGTACTTGAGCAAATGCACAATGAGGTTTTAGAACCTATGACGCTCCGCACTTTTGATATTTGTTTGAGACATGGGTTGTTTCCGCCTATGCCGGAGGAAATTGACAAAAGTGAATTAAAAGTATCCTTTATTTCTATCTTGGCCCAAGCCCAGAAAATGGTTGAAATACCTGCTATTGAGCGTACGGTTGGATTTGTTGGTAATCTTGCTGCTGCTCAGCCTGAAGTGCTTGATATCATCAATCTTGATGAAGCTGTACGAGGTTTCGCAGAATCTACTGGCGTCAAAGAAAAGATAGTGCGTGATGAAAACGAAGTAGCTGAACTTCGTAAACAACGTGCTCAGGCACAGCAGGAACAAATGCAAGCTGAACAGATGGCTGCTGCTGCGCCTGCTGTTAGAGATTATGCTGATGCGGCCAGGTTGATGAGTGAAACACCTGCTAATGGTGGTAATGCATTAGATCAATTGCTGGGAGGCGGGATTTAATGAAAAACAAAAAAATGAATATGCTTGCACAACAAGCGCTGGACGACTTGGACGTTATTATGCGGACCGAGAACGGACGGCGTTTTATTTATGCCATTTTGGAAAGCACAGAGGTCGAAACAGCGGTTTTTTCATCTGAGCCATACTTCAATGCCTTCTTATCAGGTAAACGTGCTGTAGGCGTTGATTTGTTAAAGAATATCCGGATGCTGAACGATGGGCATTCTTTAGAGATGCTGATGCGTAATGAAGCAGAGAGCGCTAGACACCCTCCTGATTTAGAAGATGATGACCTTTTTAAAGTAGATAACGACATAGCGGAGGTAAGACATGAATAAGTTTACACAAATGTTTTTTGAAGCAGATGGTGCTGGTGGAGGCGGTGAACCTGCTCCTTCCGGTGACCCGTTTGTAACAGAACCTGCTCCGGAAGTTGAGCCGAGTGGAGAGGCAACGCCTGCAGGTGACGGTGATCCTGTAACTACACCTAAAAATGTATTTGATGATCCTGTGCAAGAGCCTGTTGTTCCTGATAAATATGAATTCAACCTACAGGAAGGGCTGGAACTTTCGCCTGAACTGGAAGCTGATTTTACAGCGATTGCTAAAGACGCAAAGCTTACTCAGGAGCAGGCTACTAAGCTGATTGATTTGCATAGCAAAGTAGTTTTAGACGTTATGCATAAGCAGGAGGAAATTGTAGACGGTTGGACTGCTGAATGCCAAAAGCAGGGGCTTATTTCTCGTGAGAACATTGCTGCTGCTAAATTAGCTGTTAATACTTTTGGCGGTGGTGAGGCTATGCAGGTACTTGTAAATACAGGTGTGGCCAATCATCCGGCAATACAAAAAATGCTGCAAAATATTGGAGGCTTGCTTATGGAAGACCAACCGCCTGATGGGCAAGCACCTAAATCTAAGGAACCGGCCGACGCCGAGCTGTTTTTTTCCGGCGGTGGGTTCAAATAAAAATATTAAGGAGTGGTAAATAATGCCAGATTTGACAGGTTTCGCAACCCTTCAAGACTTTGCGTCTCGTCAAGGGTTCGACAAAAAGTATCAAAAAATTATTGAACTGCAAAGCAAAACAAATAAGATTTTAAGAATTATGAAGTTCAAAATGTGTAACTCTAAGGATTCTGAACTAGCTACATTACGTTATTCTTTGCCTGATGTAGCGTGGAGAATGATTAATCGAGGGACTAAGCCGAGCAAGTCTAAAACTAAGCAAGTATCTTTTACTTGTGGCGAGATGGAAGCGCTGGCTGAAATCGACGAAAAGCTTGCACGAAAGAACAATATGCAGGCTTCTTGGATGATGAGCGAGAATGCTGCCTTTCTTGAAGCAATGAACCAAGAAATGGCGACTACGCTTTTCTATGGCGACGAGAAGATCAACCCTGCAGGATTCACTGGTTTAGGCGCTTATTTTTACAGTAAGGCTAATCAGGAGGATATTTGGGCAGACCAAATCATTGATTGTGGTGGCAAGGGTGATAACCTGACTTCTGTATGGTTTGTAGGCTTTGGAGAGCAGCAGGTATACGGCTTGTTCCCAGAAGGCGATACAGCAGGTTTTACTTATGAGTATTTGGGCAAACAAAAAGTAACGAACGATAACGGCGAAGTATTCTTTGCTCATACTAGCAAATATAATTGGTCCATGGGCCTTGCAGTTAAGGATCCTCGTTATGTTGTGCGTTTGGCCAATGTTGATTTAAAAGATCCTGCTACTACTACAATCTTCGACAAATTGATCGAGGGGTATTATCAGATTGAAAATCCTGATAATGTCAATTTGCAGATCTTCTGCAATAAGCAGTTTGAGGCTTTTATGGCTAAGGCTGCACGTAATGACAAAAATACTATGCTGTCTATTGATACAGTTGAAGGAAAACCTGTTGTTAATTTCTGGGGCGTTCCGTTCCAGCGTTGCGCAGCTATTCTGAATACTGAATCTCAGCTTGTTTAAAAAGGAGGAATATAAAATGGCACGTATTGATGCTCAATTATTGCTGTCTGAGAATCAGGCCGTTACCGGCACAGACGCAAACAGCAGTGTTATTGATTTAGGAAGTACAGGCGGGTTTATGCATCCGCTGTACTTTGACGTAAAACTGACCACACCAATGACTTCCGGCAAGATTACTAAGGTTAAAGTACAATCTGCTGCAACTGAGGGATTTGATAGTCCTGCTGATGAGGTTGAGGTAAGTGTACCTGATTCTCTGATTCAAACAAGGGCTTGTACTGTGGCACAATTCTTTTCTCCAATCAAATATGGTAATCGTTATATTAGATTGGTTTACACAGCTAGTGAGGCTGTGGGTGGCAAGGTCTTTGCTTATATGACTGACGGCATTCAGGTAACTTTATAATGGCTACTTACAAAGTAAAGCGTAATTGTTTTACTTTGGGTCGTATGTATAGACGTGATGATATTGTAACGCTTGCAGATAATATTAATGTTCCTGAACATTTTGTGAAACTTAATAGACCAGCAGCAGTATCTTCCGGTAATGACGATCCGCGTTATCTCCAATATGAAGCAATGAACTTTAATGATTTAAAAGAATTGGCCAAAGAACAGGGAATAAAAACAAGTCAGAAATCCAGGGAAGCTATTATTAATGAATTAGTGGCACTGGCGCAAGATTAAATCAGCCGGGGGCATATGTCCCCGGCTTTCTTTATAACAGAGGTGAAATTATGGATAAGGTTGAGATTTGTAATATTGCACTTAATCATATAGGCGTAGCTACAATAGAACGACTTGACGAAGCCAGCGAGCCGGCACGAGTATGCCGTCGCTGCTATGACTATGTTAGACAGGCCGTGTTAAGGAAATTCCCCTGGACATTTGCTACAAGAAGTGTACAGTTAGCTGCTCTTCAAGATGTGCCTCCTAACTGGAAGTATGCATATCGTTACCCTGCTGATGCAGTATGCCTGAGAATGATGTATAACGAGCATTTTTGTGGCTTGCCGAGAGATAACCAATATAAAATCGTTTCGGATAAACAGGGGAAAGCTATTTATACTAATATCGGCAATGCCTGGATTGAATACACTGTAGATGTTACTGATGCAGATTTATATGATGCTCAATTTGTAGAAGCATTTGGATGGAAGCTCGCTGCAGAAATTGCTTATGCGTTGACTGGCAAATTGGATTTAACGCAGATGTGTATCCAGGCTTATAACGCTTATTTTGCAGAAGCCAGTTCTACTGACGCTGATGAAGAACATTTGCTGGATCCGCACATTGACAGATTAGCGGCAGCAAGATTTACGGGGGCATAATTATGGCACTCTATCAATTAAAATCAAGTTTTGCCGGCGGTGAATTGTCACCGTCTATGTATGGACGTACTGATATTGCTAAATATGACAGCGGGGCTGCTGTTTTAAGAAATTTTTTCGTTCTGCGTTATGGTGGCGCTGCTAATAGACCAGGCTTTAAGTTTATAGCGCAGACTTATAATAATAAAAAGGCTGTGCTAATACCATTTATGTACAGCACAGATCAAAGTTATATTGTTGAAATTACTGCTGGCAGATGCCAGTTTTATACAGATGGTGGTATTGTTGTTAAAGAAGATGGCACACCATATAGCATAGAAAACTTTTTTGCTGATAAAGATTTAGAAGATGCTGCAAAAATAAAATATACACAGAGTGCTGACGTGCTTTTTATTGTTCATCCGGCACATGCGCCGATGACACTTACAAGATATGGCAATTTAGATTGGCGCTTTGAGGCAATGGATATTATAGGCGGACCGTTTGATGAAACTAGGTATAATAATAATAGCATCATTACTAAAGTATTAGAATGGAGAAAACCAGGTGCATATAATATAACAATACCGTCTTCGGCGGTGTCAATAAATATTGAAATGGCTGGAGGCGGTGGCGGCGGTGGCGGCGGCATAAAAAGAAAAAATGAATATCTTTCAACCAAATTTAGTGGTGGAACAGGTGGAAGAGGTGCTTTTATAACAAAAGAAATATTAGAAATACCTTCTGAACCAATTTCTTTAATAGTTGGTGCAGGAGGTACAGGTGGACAAGGAAAACAAACTGGAATTGCTGGTAGTGCTGATAATGGTAATAGTGGTGGGACTTCCAGTGCTTTAGGAATCAATGCATTGGGTGGCGGTGGCGGAAAAGGTGCAACTGCTTCTGATGATGGTGGTAATGGCACAAGTTATGGATCTGGTGCTCTTGGTGGCAATGGTGGCAATGGTGGCTATGGTAATGTTAGTGGTATGAGTGGTAATGATGGTTGGATTAGGCTTTCATACACTTTATCTATTGGCAATAATGCAACAGTAAAAGCTTCGGAGGTGTATGGTGACATAACCCTGACTGCTTCTTCGGCTATTTTTTCCAAGGGTGATGAAGGGAGTCTTTTTTCTCTAACTCACTTTTTAGAAACAGATTACAAAAAAGGGACACCAATTAGTACAGGTGGAGATCTGCAGGTTAGCGTATTGCCGAAATCCAATGTCTATGTAGAAAGTTTTGGTTTTTGGGATGGTAATTTTAGTTTGGAAAAATATGATCCTGTTTCTTTACAATGGGTAAATGTGAGAACACAGAGCGGGAACAGAAGCCAGAATTATAGCTTGACTGAGGAGAACACGTCTGAAAGTATTGCCAGTTACAGAGTTACTTCTACTGAATTTAATACAGGCGTTTGGAGCGGTGAAAATGAGAAACAGAGAGGTTATATAACCATTCAAAGCATCGGGGGAGATTATACGGGCCATGTATTGATCACCGAATATGTTAGTCCTACAGTAGTGAAAGGGACTGTAAAAAAACAGTTAGCTTCTACAGACGAAACCCGCGATTTTGCTTTTGCTGCTTGGAATGGTGAAAAAGGGTATCCTTCTGCAACAGGCTTTTATGAAGACCGGTTAGTATTTGCGGGAAGTAAAGGATTTCCGCAGACGTTCTGGACAAGTAAAACAGGAGACTATTATAACTTTGGAACAAGCATACCGTCTGCAGATGATGATGGAATTACGGCCACTTTAAACGGTGGACAAATGAATGGCATTAAGGCAATTATAGCTTTTGGTGAAATGCTGCTGTTAACAGCCGGTGGAGAATTTAAAGTAAGTGGCGGCGGCAAAGCCATTACAGGAAGTAATGTTTTAAGTCAACCGCAGGAATATAGGGGTGTGTCAGATGTTAATCCTGTCACTATCGGCAGCAGGATTATTTATGTGCAGCACCAGGGCAATATCATACGTGACCTTGCTTACAGCTATAATGTTGATAAATATACCGGTGATGATTTAAATTTATTGGCGTCACACTTATTTGAAGGGCATAAAATAATATCTATGACCTATCAGCAGATACCTAACAGTATTGTTTGGTGTGTGCGTGATGATGGTTTGCTGTTAGGGCTTACCTACATAAAGGAACAGGATATCTACGCATGGCACCAGCATACCACGGCAGGCGGGAAGTTTGTTAGTGTATGTAATATTGGAGGAGCAACAGAAGATAAGTTATATGCAGTAATTGAGCGCGGCGGGCAGTATTATGTGGAAATAATGGAAAGCCGTGATAAAAGTACTAATGTAGAGGATCAGTTTTTCGTAGACAGTGGTATAACCTATGAAGGAGAGCCAACCGATGAAATATCAGGTCTTGAGCATTTAGAAGGGTATACTGTGGCTATATTGGCAGATGGAAACGTACTTCCTCAGCAAACTGTAGAAAACGGCAAAGTTCTTCTTGGAAATAAATATAAGAAGGTCCATGTAGGGCTGCCTATAGATGCGGAAATAAAAACACTGCCTATAGATTTTACAGCTCAAGATGGCACATATTTAAGTCGGAAGAAACGAATTGCTGCAGTTACATTATTACTTAAAGATAGCCGTGGTGGATTATTTGGAATGAAGGAGAATGAGTTAAATGAATTTAAATGGCGCAGTAATGAAGCCTATGGGGAACCGATTAGTTTACAAACAGGTAAATTTAAAGTAACGATCAAGTCTGCCACTTATGATGAAACTCAGCAGATAATAATTAAACAGCCTGATCCGCTGCCGATGACTGTATTATCTTTGATTCCGGAAATAGAAGGGTAAGGTGTATTATGGCAAAGTATGAATTTGTAAAGCCCACAAGGGCAGATGCTGAGTATATAGCGACTAATCTTAAACCAGATAATTACAGTGAACTATTTTGTGCTATTGGCCCTAACGCTCTTGATGATATTTTAGATGGATTGAAGCACAGTGATGAAATCGGCTGCCTGCATATCAACGGCGTACCTGCTGCTGTATATGGAGTGAGAAAAGCTTCGATAATGAGCGACGAGGGGCGCGTATGGCTGCTTATGACGAAGGAAACGGAGAACCATAAGGTATTTGTCGGAAGACAGACTAAAAAGGTTGTAAGAGGGCTTTTAAAGAGATACGACAGGTTATATAACTGGGTCAATGTTGGAAATGATAATATAATGCGTTGGCTTAAATGGCTTGGCGCAGAAATACATGAACCAGTGCCGCGTGGAGTTTATAATCTGCCGCATCACTTTTTTGAGTTTAGAAAGGATGATGAATAATGGGCGTAGCGGCAACAATAGGAGCCACTCTTTTGGGTGGCTTTATTTCAGGCAGAGCGCAGCAGCAGCAATATAACGCTGCCGCTCAACAGGCAGAGGTAAATGCTCAGATAGCGAATCAGAACGCAGATAAACTGCAGGCACAGGCTGAAGAACAGTCTAAGTCAAATACTATCAACGAAGAAAACAAACGCCGGCGTATGAACGCTATGTTAAGCCAGCAGAGGGCTAATATAGGCGCTTCCGGTATAACAGCTTCAGGCAGTGCGGCAAACGCTTTAGCTGACAGTGCGTATAATATGGAAACAGAGCTTGCTATTGAACGCTATAATTCAAGGCAAGGCGTTGAGAATATTTTTCAGCAGTCTACTGACCTTGTTAATCAACGTGATATCTATAATCAAAATGCACGCAATTACCGTAAAGCCGGTAAGCGTGCACTTATGAATAATATGCTTATGAGTGGGTTATCCCTTGCAGGTAGTTTATACAGTCCTAAGAGCGCAGGAAAGCAAGGTGTTTCCTCGTATGGAAAAGGAAGTGACGGGTATGGATGGGGTAATAGTGGTAATATATCTTTAGGCGGTTATGATTCTAGTAAGTGGAAAACTACTTATGGTACAAGCACAGGTTATAACTGGATTTAAGAAAAGAGTACCAAGAGAGTGGTAAGAGAGTGTTGCATTAGTACGAAATGTATTATATAATAAACGAAAAGAGATAGTTTAACGTGTGGTAGCGTTAGCTCATCTCGTAACAAGAATGTGATTGAAAACGAGCCCGCGACCTTACGTTGGGCTTATTTTCTTGCTATTTTACGGCAAGAATAATGGTAGCCACGAGAATACCAAACGCTATCATTAGGGATAATGCTTGATATATGCTCATAGGATCACCACCAATCAGTTACGGACTGATAAGCCAACATAGTTAAACTATCTCGGACAACATTATAACACACCTTTAAGCGCTTAACAATTTGTTAAAGCGCTTTTTCTATATCCAAAAGGAGGCTAGAATATGGCAATCGACATTTTTCAAGTAGGTGCGCAGTTAGGAGCACCGGCAAGTAAAGTATCTAATGTCCGCTATGATAACAGTGGGCAGCAGGCTGTTGCAAGAGAAGCATCTCAGACCGGTAGAATTATTCAGGCCGGTGTTGAGCAGGTAAGAGAGCAGATCATAAGAACCGACGTTCTGCAGGCTAATAATGAGTATGTAAAACGTACTAACGATCTAAGAATACAGTTGATGCAGAAAAAAGAAAAAGGTGCTCTTGACATTGTCGGTGAGTATGAAGCTGGCGAAAGAAAGATACGCAGCGAGCTTATGGCTCAAAGTCCTCAAAGCGTAAAGTACGGCAAAGGTGCTATGTTATTTGATTACAGCACCCAGCAAACTGATAATGCTAATCGCAGGGTTTTGGGGCAATACAGAACGCAGCAGTTTGAAGCCTGGCAGAATACTACTTTTGCTAATTCTATAAATAGTTCTGTTCAAAAGGCTGTTTTATCTCCTAATGACCCTGCAGTTATAGCCGATGTACAAAAAGAAATTGATTACGCCATAAATTCCAGATATGGAACATATGGAAGAGAAAGGCTTGATTTAGAGTATAGAAAATGGACTGGAGTATTAGGTCAGGCGTTGATAGACAGAAGTTATGCTAATGGCGATATAAATACGGCCGAAGCTTATGTTGAAAAATATGGTCCTTATATGGATCCGGGCGTAACGAGTGCCTATGCTAAAAATGTTTATGCTCGTAAACAAGAAGAACGGCTGTTTAACATGGGACAGAACCTTTACGCTACTTTTGGTGAGGATGAAGGCGCTGCACGTGATTATATCTTTGGCGATAATTTTTCTAATGAAATAGATACAAATGCAATTTTAAAAGCAGCCAATGGTGATATAGGTAAGAATTTTGGTGAAAATCAGTGTACTGTAGGCGTTAATCGCTGGTTGAAAGCAGGCGGGGCTAAAGAAGGAAATACGTGGGCACCAACCAATATGGAAGATGCAAAGAAAAATGGAGTATTTTTTACCCAACGGAATCAGCTTCGAAATGGTGACATTGTTTATTGGGACTGGGAAGGTAATGATGACAGTGATCATGTTGGTATTTATGAAAAATCTACAGGGAAAGTTATTCAAGCTGGTTCGCACGGAACAGCGAAACTTGATTTAGATCATTATAAAGTTTTAGGGTTTGCTCATCCTATAAGTGCTGCTCCTACATTAGAAGATAAACAGAAGGCCTGGAACAATTATGTGCAACAGAAAAATATTAATGATGCCATTAAAGCTAATCAGCAAAATATGATCATAAAAAATATAGAACAAAGATTATGGGACAATTTTAAAACAGGTATTATTGATTCGCAGGATATGAGAAATATGGTTTTTAGTGCTTCTGGTGGAGATGCGGATGTAGAACGGACGCTATTAAAATTCGGTGATGATTTAATAGGCATTCAGACAAAAGCTGCCGCTGCGGTATCTAATAGTGGCATTTATAAATCAATCAAGGATGCAATTACGAATAGCACTGTAACACCAGCCGAAGCAGTATCATTAATCAACCAAAACGCAACAGTCTTGGGTGAAGCAGATAGAAGCAGGTTATTGGCTTTTGCTAGAAATCAAGATCCAAGAAATAAGGATGTTGATAAACAGTTAGCTACTATGATCAATGAAGCACTTTCTGATCCAGTGGAAAGAGGAGAAGCTCAAATTTACTTGGATAATGCAATAGAAGATAAAACTGATCCTCAGAAAAGATACGACGATGGATATGGTGTATTGTATGGGACAAAGGATAAACCGGGAATTTTGCAGAATAAAGCTATTTTTAAAAATTATAATAGCAAACAGCGTGAATGGGGTTCGTTAAAGAGCAGTCTATCTCCTAAACTTTATCCTTATATAGATGCTTATCAGATACAGAACGGCAATAATATTGATTTGGGACAGGCAAAAACAATCTTTGAATCCATAAACCCGAATGATAAATATCAGATTTCAGCGCTTCAATATGCTACGGTTTATAATAGTCCGATGGATATTCAAGAACTCAATAAGCAAATTGCGGCTATGGCAGTTCGTGATGGTGTAGATGCTGCACCGCATTTGCTGGATATTCCGCAGCAGAGTAATACGGCAGTACAGCAAAATGAAAGTGCTCCGTGGTTCAGTGATTGGGGAGCCAGTGAGCGCACTGGTTTGGCGGCAATGAATTTCAGTGATGCTATTGAATCTATCAAACAACGTCACTTAGCGGCATTAAGAGGAGAAATTAACGAGGAGTGGTAATATGGCAAGGTCTGTATTGTACGATGTAGCAGCGGCAGGAAAGTTTATACCAGACGATTTAAAGAATAAGGCATTACAAGGTGCTAATGCAAATAATATATCGCTTCAAATGGCAGCTCGTAATCCTGATTATTATTTACCTAAAAACTTTGATTATGACTGGAATAAATATGAGAAGATCGCACCGAGAACAGCAGAGGCGTTAAAAGACCCTGTGCTTATGAGCATTGCCGGCACTAAAGCTGCAGAATTTTGGGGCGAGCAAGAAAATAATTGGAAAAGTATTACAGCGCTAAAAAATGGTTTTAAGAATGTTGCTCGCAGCGGTTATGGTGCAGTTGCACTGCTTGCTGATTTGGGTGCAGATAAAAAAGATGTTGACTTGACAACGGAATCCAAGGTTTTTAGCGCAGATACAATAGGACGGCTTTTGTATGCTGTTGGTGGAGATAAGCTAAAAACTATTGGTACAGAAGCCAAACGTATTGGTGGCAGTGAAATATTTAAGCCAGAAGAAGTAAAGGCTGAAACTGCGGCAGGCCAGTTTTATTATGACTTACTGCAGAATGCACCACAATTAGCGGCACAGGTCGGCGTTGCAATCAGTACAGGCGGCTGGAGTGCTGCTGCTTTTATGGGCAGTCAGATTGCAGGCGGACAATATTTAGATCTTACTGAAGCTGGGGTATCTAATGACAGAGCCAGAGCTGCGGCGGTTTTAAACGCTGTTGCACAGTCTGCTCTTGAAAAAGTGGGCTTGGGCAAAGTCATGGGAGCAGGAGCAAGAGCCGCTAAAATCGCAACTATGGGTGGTAAGGCCAAAGAAGTTTTTAAAACTGCATTGACAGAAGGCATTACTGAATGGATTCAGGAATACCCGGATGCTGCTGCTGAAATATGGGCTAAAAATGCGAATCTTTCCACTCAAGAGCAAATACTTAAATTTTATCAGGAGTTTGGAGAAGTCACTAAAAGAGGCGCTTATTCCGGTGCTATTGGTACGGTGTTTGGTGGGCTTGGAGGTTCGGTAAGCATTGCCGTAGACCGTAATGCAAATAGAGTTATGCAGGAGCAGGCTGTACGTACTGCGGAAACGATGAAAAACAGTAAGGACGTAGATATTACTGCCAGCAAACTAGTACTGAACCAAACGACAGAAGAAAAGGCTTATGTAGATGCTGAAACCCTTTTTACATATGCGCAGGCAAATCCTAACCTGGATGTAAAAGATACCTTTGGTATAGAGGTTTCTGAACTGCAGGCGGCTGCTGTTCGTGGTGAGGATATTGAAATGCCAATGGGTACGTATTGTGCGGCAGAGGCTCAAAATCCTGGCTTTTTCCAGGCTGTAAGCAATAACGTAGCTTTTGAACAGGGTGGTTATACAGAAGAACGCGCCAGAAATAAAAAAGCTCTCCAAAGCGCTTATAAAAAAGCGTTGGAGAACGACGAGGAATTTAGAACTGCAGTTGATACTTTTAGAAATGAATTGACCGAAGCGGGACTAAATCAAAAGGAAACAGGTGACGTCCTGGCTATTTTAACCAGCCGTGCTATGATTGCTAATCCTGATGACCCTATGCAGTATTTCAGAGATAACCCTTTAAGCTTCAAACGAGTTGTCAGCACTCCTAATGGCCGGTATATGCAAACTAAAAGTGCTAACGAAAAATTGCTTGAGGATGAAAATAACTTTTCTGGTATCGTAGATGAATATAAAGCCGGTACGTTGAACGAAACGAAACCATATAAGGTAATGACTACGCCGCTTGCGATAAACCTTGCAGGCGGTAAAATTTTGCCTGTAACTATTGACGGTGGCAGGATCAACCATATTTTTGAAAAACACTTTGATGGTATGACACCGGACCTTTTGAAACAATTACCACGGGCATTTGCTGATCCTATAATGGTATTAGATTCTTATTCAGGGCGGAAGGTGGTAGTGCTGGATTTGAAAGATGCGCAAGGCTCTACTATCATTGTTCCACTTGATCTTGATGTAAGCCGTGACCGTTATAAAGTAAATGCCATTAACAGCGCTTATGGTAAAGGCGGTGCTAATGGCACAAATTATAATTGGTTTATTGAGCATAATATCAAAAAAGGCAGAGTTGCATATGTAAACAAAGAAAAAACCGCCAAGTGGTTACAGTCTGATAGCAGCGATTCCGCTATCAAAGGCACCGACCTTGACGGTTTTCTTAATAATAGTATACCAGATGAAAATGCACTCCGCAAGAGACGAGAAGAAATGCAGGGATACTACCAAAGCGAAAAACCAGTTAACCAAACTAAAACAGCCACCTTTAAAAAATGGTTTGCTAAAAGTAAAATTGTTGATGAAAGTGGTAATCCTTTAGTTGTCTATCATGGAACAAATAATGAATTTGATACATTTGATAAAAATAAAATTGGTACTGCTACAGATGATGGAATATGGGGCAGAGGATTTTATTTTGGCAGTGTTAGTGATACTCCATATGGAACAGTGAAAATGCCTGTTTACTTAAAAATGGAAAATCCATTTATAGTTAATGATTATAAGACAGTTGAAGAAATCGCTGATTATCTTGATGTGTGGGAAGGAAACTTTAATTTTGATGAAAATAATAAGGTAGTGATGTTTAGCCAGTCACAATTAAACCAAATAACATCACACATTAAAGAAAAAGGACATGACGGAATAATTGTAAAATTAGGAGAAAAATGGATTGAATATGTTGTTTTTGAGCCGGAACAAATTAAGTCTATTGATAATACTGGTGCCTTTGATGTTAATAATCCTAATATTTATAAGCAAGGAACAGCTAAAACTAAAGGCGCTATCACCTGGGACGAAGAAGGCAAAGCAATTATCAGCCTGTTTGAAGGTGCTGATATGAGCACTGTTATTCATGAAGCTGTCGGACATTACTTTATTGAGAATCTCATGCGTGAAGGGGCTCTCCCTAATGCTACAGAGCAGATGAAAAAAGACCGTCAGACTATGCTTGATTATGCAGGTGTAACTAAAGACTGGGATAGCTTGTCGCAGGAAGAAAAAACAGCAGCACATGAACGCTGGGCAGAGGCCGCAGAAACTTATATGCTTGAAGGCAAGGCGCCCTCAAAAGAGCTGCAGCCGGTATTTAACAGGTTCAAAAAATGGCTGCTTGCTGTTTATAACGCCGTTTTTTCGGATAAGCGCAGTAAAAATGCTGTTCCAATCAACGATGAAGTAAGGCAGGTTTTTGACAGGATGCTGGCAAGTGAAGAGCAAATATCAGAAATGGAGCGTATTGACGGTTATTTTTCTGCTTTGCCAGATGTTGTGTTAGATGCACTTTCAGAACCACGTAAGCAAATGCTGCGTAATTTTGCTGCTAAAGCTCACAATAAGGCAGTACAGTTATTAACAAAAGAAAGCCTTGTTAATTTCAATCAGGAGCGTAAAGACCGGATTCAAAAATATCGTGAAGATGTAGAGCCGCAGGTCAAAGAAGCGATTGCAAAACAGCCGTTATATATGGCTTCGGAGCAGATACTTGATATTGCATCTGATTTAAAAACAGCGAAGGGCGTAGCTAACAGATATTTAGAAGGCAATTTTGATGAAAGTAAAATGGCAACTTTTGATATGATCGCTGAAGCTAATGGTTTTACGTCCGGTGACGAGCTGGCTAAAACGATTATATCAGAACCATCTTTTAATGGTGCGGTTAACAGACATATTGATGAAATGGTGCAAGACGCCTTCCCTGATATTTACAAAGAGAGAGGGCTTGCTGAAGAAGCTGCACGTGATGCTATGTATAATGACGAGAGTGGTCTTTTGATAAATACAGAAGCACAGCTTATTGAGGATAAAGCACAAGGCTTGTTAAAGGGTCAGCGTGATGCTGAAACTCTTAGAAAACTTGCTGTTGCACGCAGGCAAACAGCTAAAATCCAGGCACAGATGGACCTGCAGAATAGAGTAAAATTAAAGGAGGCTTTGAATACCCAAAAGTATATTACTGCCGAAAGAAACGCTGCGACTAAAGCTGCTGTGGCATTGGAAAATGATGATTATTCTGCTGCGGTCCGATATAAAAACGTCCAGGCGTTTAATCATGCTTGTGTAGTTGAAAGCGTAAGACTGCGTAATCAGTATGCTAAGTGGCAGAATTATTTCAGGAAGCAGGCTAAAGCTAAAAGGGAAACGTGGGGTAATGAAAGAAACTTTATTCAAGCAGCAGCAATTATGGAAAGGTTCAGTTATAAGCGTAAAGATTATTCTGATTTTGAAAAGACAGAAACTTTATCAGACTATCTGAATGATATGGATGATCTTTATGACAATGTTGCAGTTGCCGATTGGATAATGGATGAGGATGTTAGCATTACAAATCCTCGTGAACGTATGACGGCAAGCCAGCTTGAAGATGTAGTAAATGCGCTTAAAAATATCAAAGCGATCGCTAAACAGGAAATGAGTATCAATGCTTTACAGAAAGGTGCTACCTATGCTGAATTTAAAGCTGAAGCACAGGAAACACTTAATAAGCTGAAAACTATCTGGAAACCGCAGGTTGGCGTTGCACAGCAGCCTACAGTAATGGAGAAGCTAAAAGCATCTTTACGCAGTACGGACAATCTTTTTGAAATGATGGATGACTGGCAGTATGGATTTTTCAGCAAACATTTTGGTGCAGCTATTCGAGAAGCGGCCGATAATGAAACAAGAAAAATTTTAGAATATGAGGAAAAAACAGCGCAGGCTTACAGGGAATGGCTGCCGGATAAAGCTGCAGAAAAGGCGGCCGATTATCAGGAAAAATATGACGAGCTAGGTACTTCTGTAGATAAGCACGTTTTATTAAAAATGCTTATGAATTTAGGCAACGAGAGCAGTGCCAGAGTATTGTGCAGCACTAGACCGGTAGGTTTTGAAAATTCTGCTTTGTGGGTAGATGGCGATATCGTACAGACTAAAATCAATTTGATTGACTTCTTAGGGCGTAATCTTACTGAAGCGGATATAAAATATGCACAGGATAAGATAGACATTGCAGAGATGTACTGGTCTGAAATGGAAGCTCTTGAAACTCGTTGGACAGGTTTTAGTCCTAAGAAAGTAGAAGCGTCGCCTGTAGAGCTGACGTTACCAGACGGCAAGACTGTTGTTATGCGTGGCGGTTATTTCCCGCTGATGCGTGACGGTGATACTGGTTCTAAACACGCTGGGCAAGAAGGTATTTCTGATACTGACCCCAGACAAGGACGCAATATTAGAACAATGAGCACTAGACGAGGCCATTTAAAAGAACGTGTTAAGGCTAAATATCCTGTTAATCTAAAACGTGGAGCAGAGTTTAATGTTGCTATGGATGCGATACATGATCTGTGTTTCCGTGAGGTTATGGGCGATTTCCGCAAAATTATGAACGATCAGGAAATGTATACTCTGATTAAAGAAAAATTAGGCCTGGCCGATTTCTCCGCCTTTAAAGAATATCTTGAACGTGCGGCAAATCCTCAAGGGACTAACAGCGGTTCTGTTGGTGGAAGCTGGATGGGCAGTGTTGCTAATTGGCTTAGGGCTCGTACTGTAAATGCTGCTATTATGCTTAATCTTAAAACTGCCGTTCAGAACTTGGGTAATCCCTTGCTTTATGGTAATGCTGTAGATGGTTTTGGATATAGTGATGTCGTTGCCGCTGTGAGTAATTACAGTATGAATATGCAGCTTGCAGAGGGATATAAATCGGCGAAGGAATTTGTTTACAGCAAAGCCCCTTGGATGAAAGAAAGGTCTGTGCTTCCTGATATTTCCCTGCGGGATATGAAAGAAATGGAAAGCCTGAATCCTATAGAAAAGAAAGCTGTTGAATTTGGCACAAGATTGCTGGTCGCTACTGATAATCTTTCTGCTATTCCAGTGTGGATGCAGGCGTATGGCAAAAAAATAAGGGCTGGTGCAGGCGAAGCAGAAGCTGTGGACTTTGCCAATACGGTTATTAGACGTACACTTGGCAGCAGCAGAGTTACGGAGGTTGCACCGCTTTTGCGTGGCGGACCTATGCTTAAACTGTTTACTACCTTCCAAGGCTTCTTCAATACACAATATAATCAGTGGGCCAGAGAGTACAATATCTTCTTAAAAGAAAAAGACATAATGCGTCTTACTTCGTTTGTGGGAGCTAAGTTTGTAATGTTTGCTTTTATAAACTTGATGTTGTCGGCCGAAGATCCATTTGAAGAAGATAAGGATAAATATCAAAAGATATCAAAAGAACTGCTTACTTACCCTATGAGTTTAGCCGGACCGGTTGGACAGGTTGGTAATGCTATCTGGAGCAGGGCTTTAGGCATGCAGACTTACGGGTATAGAATGACTGCAGTACAAGGCACGATAGAGCAAATGGAACGTGCTGCCGGTAAGGTACAAAAGGTTTACCAGGGCAAAGCTGATTATGACGAATTGGTTGAGCCTACTGCTACATTTGTTGGAACAGCATTAGGCGTGCCTGCACAATTAAACAAATTATTCTTTAACGGATATGATATCTTGTTCAATGGTATGGAGCCGGAAGTTGGCGACATCTTTAGACGTCGACCGAAAAAAGAACGCTAAAAGAAAATACCCCCTCAAATTTGAGGGGGTATTTTATCAGAATCCATTGTTGTATCTATAAATTACGTCATTTGCTTCACGGATAGCCGCAGCTTGTGCTTCTTGAATACGCTGGATATCATTGTTACAGTTTTCTACATATTTCTTTGCTTCTTCGACATAAAGTTCAACTTCATATTTGCTCGGATTGTAAGGTAAATATGAATTAAATTCTGGATACATTGACAAACTTAAATTAGAGCCACCGAAAACATATGCAAACGCTATACTTGAACACCATAAAATAGAAATTATTGAAATTATTAGAATCCTTTTAAGCATTAATTCTTCTCCTTTTTGCTTTTATAGGATTTTATCGCTTTTTGCACCATAAATATTTCTAATAAATATAGTGGTAGCAACCATAAAAGTCCCCAGCCAGATTTAGCCAATGAATTAGTAAATGTAAGTAAAACCAAAGCCGCTACAATCAATAAAATTGATTTGAACATTTTATACCTCCACGTTAAATGTTTTGATTGATTCATAATAACTTTTTTTGCAGTTATCAAAGTATTTTTTTGGAGCAACATAGCTAATGGCAAACATTATATTTTTATTAAATATATAAAATTGCTGTAATAGTATATCTGAACTTTTTCCTTTTAGCATACATAATACATAAGCTGCTTTATTATTTTGTGTATTGATTATTCCACGATCAATAATTTCCCCTGGTAAATTTAAAGATTGCGGGTCTTCTGCAACTAAGTTATTGAACTCTTCTGCTGTTATTTGTTCATCAATAGTACGTACCAGTATATTTATATTGGCTATATGAGATTCATCTACAGCAGACATTATTATATTAGGACTTTTAGGAGAAACGTAATCAAATTCTTTAGGAATTTCTATACTAAAATTATATTTTGTATTTTCATATAATTTCATTGCAGAATTTTGTTTAATACTATTCTTTTCAGGCATTGGTGATTTATTTGTGCTTTGTTTATTAACGGATGTATTTGTTACCGAAATATTATTTTTTTCGTTGGATGAAGAACATCCAGAAATGAAAATGACAAAAAAGATAAGTAATAAGACAAAATGTTTTTTCACAATAACCCTTCTTTCATCTTTTTCACAATTATAACATAATTATAAATTGTATGGTATAATCGTGTTGAAAACTGAAAAGCCAATTTTTAGGAGGTCGCTTATATGGAATTTAATAGATTTGCTTCATATGCAAAATTTTTATCATCAAAAATGAAAAAAGAGTTTATAGAAGATAAAATAACTTTATCTTTATTAGATTATACAGATAAAGTTTTTAAAATGTATGCTACATCTCCAACGTATACTCCAGCAATGATGTTTGTGATATATGAAAATGTTTATAATAAATTAGGAAAATTGCGTTTTCCTAAAAATGCAGAGTATACTTTTGAAAAATATATGACAATTATATATATGTCATCTGTTGAGGAATTATATGATAGTATCCTTCGGGATTTAGTTGCTATAGATAGGAGCTTAGATATTAGAATAAAAGGACGGATATTTTTCTTTTTTTACTTTTTATATGATGGCGAACGAAAAAAATACTTGACGACAAAGTTTATAGAAGAGCATAAAATAAAAATGTATAAAAAATTAGAAATTTTTGATAAAGAATTTGATGAAAGTTTGTTATATGATTAATTCAGATAAGATGTACTTTTTAATAATATTAGGTTACTTCTATTTTTATTCTTGACTTTCGGCAGACAATAATGTAATATAATTATGGCAGACAAAAGTGAGGTGAAGAAATGGCTGCAAAAATTGGTCGCCCTACTAATAATCCTAAAGAAGAGCGTGTTACTGTTCGGTTAGATCAAGAGAGCATAGAAATTTTAAATAATTATTGCCAAAAAACTGGAGAAAAACGCGCAGAGGCAATTCGAAAAGGGATTAAGGGCCTAAAAAATAAATAGACTGATTGCCGCCTCGCAAGCAAAACAATCAGTCTATTACACCAGAGGTTTCCCTCTGTGAAATAGTCTATCATAGAGGGCGACTTCTTTCAAGTGAAAGGAGTAGTCAATATGAATAACATCAACCGTTTAACCTTGGACAGTCGTGAAGTAGCAGTAATGTTAGAAAAAGAACATAATCATTTATTAAGGGATATAAGTGTTTACGCCAAATATCTTACTGAGACCAAAATTGGACTCAGTGATTTTTTCCAAGAATCCACATATAAAGACATTACTGGTCGCACATTAAAGAAATATCAAATAACCAAGAAAGGCTGTGAGTTTTTAGCTCATAAGCAAACCGGTCGCAAAGGATCGTCGTTTACCGCATCTTATATCAACCGTTTTCACGAAATGGAAGCACAGCTAGGCAAAAAGCCTTTGCAGCAAACACTTATTGAAGAACCTTATAAGCCTACGTTAAAATATTGGAAAGGCGTACCGGTGTTAACTAAGTTAGACGTAGCTATGATTTTAAATGTTGATGCGTCGTCGATTCAAAATTATATTCGTAGACCGTGGTTTATGACAGAGAATGTAGATTTTTACTTCTTGCGTGGACATGACTTATTCGAGTACCGCAGAGAGAATAAAATCAAGTCTACAATCGCTGCCTTAATAGTACTTACCGAAAGTGGAGTTAGAAAGATATACGAAGCGAGAAATCGAAAATTTACACCTGCTGAATTGTTCCCGGTAAAATCGTCGTGTGAGCCACAAAGACCCATGCTTGTTAATGCGCCTATGAATATAGAGCTGCAGAAGAAGATAAAGGATTTAGAAGGCAAGCTGATTGCTTTGCATGAAGTATTAAATTTATATAACCGTTGTAATACTTCTGAAAAATCTCGTTGTTTTGCAAATACTCTTAATGAGCTGGGGTTACAGATATTCAGTAATATTCGTGCAATTAGCGATGTAAAATTAACTTCATATGATAATTATGAAATTGGCTTCCGTTTGGGAAATATGATGACTAGATAAAATATGTAGAATAATTTTAGTGGCGGAAAATTCCGCCACTAAATTTTATCAGGAAAGTATCCACGAATATCGTGTCCTGACGAAGAAAAAAGGGCATTGGAGAAATTTGTCGAAGTTGTAAGAAGCACATCTCAAGAAGAATTTGCAAGAAAATATATAAATGAAGATAGTGATAAAATGACAGAGACAAAAAGCGAGATCTCCACCGCTGATAGAAAAGAAGTAAAAGAACAAATCAAAGGCGGTGTAAATAATGAATAAAGTGCGGAAATCATTTAGGGAGCTGTTGAACAAATTGTCTCCGGCGCAGCTTGAAGAAGTAGCAGCCATAGCATATGAGATAAAGAAAGAACGTGAATCGTCGTCGAAGGTAGTTCGGTTTATGGATAAGTCCAGCCGGCGTTGTTATGATCAGGGGTATAAGCTTGGTCTGATGTTAGGAAATAAATTTTAAAAAGTTTCCGACAAAATGCCCTTTAACAAGAGTTAAAATAGTAATGTAAGGTTATTGGATATGAGAGCAGAGGCGATGTAAAAAAATTAAAAATGTATCCGACAAAACCACTATAAAAATGAGTTAAAATAGTATCATAAAGTTAGTTAGAACTTAATAGAAAGCGCTTACTTCGGTAGGCGCTTTTTTATTTGGAAGGAGAGGCGATTTATGGAAAATTTAGTGCAAATCATTGACAGGCAGGTAGTTGTTTCTAGTCGGCAGGTGGCGGAGCATTTTGGGAAACGTCATTCTGATGTAATTAAAGCCGTTGAAAACATATCTTGGATTTGCAGGCAACCGGCGTAAAAGTTCGTTGGTTTGATGAACACCGGTACATAGAACAGGAGTGAAATTATGGATAAAGAGGCTATCATACAAGACCAAATAAATTTACTGTTGGAGGAGCAGAAGAAGGCTGTATCTTTGGACGAGAAGTTAAAGATAGCATCAACCATAGCCAGTATGTTAAATGCTACTGTGGTTAAAGATGCTCCGGCCTCAGCAAAAATATAGGGGGCGAGCAAATGACTGTACAGAATACGACAGTTAAAGATATTTATGTTGGTAATGGAGCGACAACGAAATTCCCAATAACATTTCAGATGACGGATCATCCTGAATATATAAAAGTATATATTACAGGTGATGATAGCGTTGCCGTAGAAACGGAGAATTTTTCTGTTGATCTTGGAGCTAAAACAGTTACTTATCCAGCTAATGGCGATCCGCTGCCTGATGGTCATAAAATAACTATTTATCGTGAGCTGCCATTGTATCAGCTAATGAACCTGGTTAATCAAGGTCCTTTTTTTGCAGAGAATATTGAACTGTCTTTTGACGATCTAACTTTTATATGTCAGCAATTAAATGAAAAATTGAATAGGACATTATCTGCTGGTATTGATGTAAGTAATTTTAATAATACTTTTCCGGTAAAGGCTGGAATGAGTTTTAGAATCAATGATGCTGGTGATGGGCTTGTACTGACGGAGGACCCTGCGAGGGTGTTGCCTTTAGCTAAAGATGTATTAGAGCAAACGAAACAGGTCAAAGAGAGCGCCGTTAACGAAACAACAAATATTAAAAATACTGCAATCGAAGAGCTGACCGCTATAAAAGATGCTGCAGTAAATGAGACTACGGAAATAAAGGACGAAGCTGTTGCTGCTAAAAATACCGCTGTTGAAGCTGCGACTACTGCGGCAGAAGATGCTGTTAATAACGTTCAAACGTTACTTGATGAAAAAGTGGCTGCCGCAGAAAACGCAAAAAGTGTAGCTGTTTCTTCTGCTGAATCAGCATTAGCAAGTAAAAATGCTGCGGCTGCATCACAGTCGTCTGCTGCTGCCAGTGCGGAAACAGCCCAGGCTTCGGCAGAATCAGCTTCTAGCAGTGCTGATGCAGCATTAGCAAGTAAAAATGCAGCATTAACAAGTGAGAATAATGCGAAAGCTAGTGAAACCAAATCTGCAAAAAGTGAAGAAAATGCTAAGGCTGCTGAAACTGCTGCAGAAAATAGTAAAAAAAGTGCTTCAGATTCCGCTAGTGCGGCTTCTAGTAGTGCTGAATCTGCATTAGAATCTAAAACGTTAGCTGCAGCATCAGCAGATTCAGCTTCTGCGAGTAAGACAAGTGCAGAAAGCAGTGCTAAATCAGCAGCATCTTCAGCAACTACAGCTACAGAGCAGGCAGACAGAGCGCAGGGTATTGCTGATAACTTAGAAGGTTTCGCTGGTATTACTGGTATAGCGACAACAGAGGAAGCTATCGCCGGTGTAGTTGATAACAAAGCAATGACGCCGTTAAAGACGAAAGAGGCTATAGAGCAAGGTACTAATGTTTTTACAGCTTTAAATACTTTCAGAGCAAACATTAGAGTATCAAATGGCAGTGCGGCAGGTAGCGGTGGTAGTGTAAGTTTTGGCGTTTCTCCAACAAATGAAACAGTACAAGCGAGAATTAGTACAGACAACTATGGCGGACTATTTTATCACGCAAGTACAAATCAACCTCATGTATTTAGAAATGGTAGCAACCTAAAGTCTTTAGTAATAAGAGCTAACGACACAAACATGAATTTATCAAGTGGTGGCACTATGTTTGCAACGATTAATTATGTGGGCGGTGTACAATGGTTAGGTAACGCTAATACAGCTTCGAAACTAGAAACCGCCCGCACAATAAACGGCGTAGCATTTGACGGTACGAAAAACATAACCATATCTAATGTAGCACCCTTACCAACAAATACTGATGGCGTTGGTAAATGGACGGTTGTAAGCACAACGTTACCAAATGGCGGAATGTGGGCGTATTTTGGATTTTATACAAATAGTGGTGGTGGTGTAAATGGTAATGCCCATTATGCAGGTATTGCGGCAGGTGGAACAACTGTAAGTAGCGGCTCTTGGAGACATACCTTTTGTTGGAGAATTAGTTAAGGCGGTGAAAAAATGAAAACATGGCAAAATTATCCTGTAAAAAAAGATAGTAACAATAATTACTATATAGCGCATTTGCTTAAAGAACATTATATTAGTGATTATCATGTTATACCTAACGACCCAATGGGAGCGTATGATTATGACGAAATAGCGGCTTTTTACAAAAGACTTACAGGGGCAGAAATGGTGTACAACGCAGAGGGTGACCTTGTTGTACAAAAACAAGTAGTCCCTGAGCATGCTATTGACGAACTAAAAGCTAGGAAACTTACAGAAGTAGATAATTGGACAGCAGATAAAATTACTGGCGGGTTCATATCTGAATGCACCGGTAACCCTGTGAGGTATGATAGCGATAAAGATACTCAGCTTACGATGCAGGGAATTGCACTGAATGTCAGCACAGAACGTTTTGCAAACGAATATCCTTTGGGATGTCCAGTCCGGGGCTATAAAGAAGGGGAAACTGAAAAAACAATACAGTATCTTAACGCTGCTCAGGTATATACCTGGTGTGCTGATTTATCTTCTCATATAGGTGCTTGCAAGCAGCAAGGATGGATTAAACAAGCACAAGTAGAGGCGGCGTTAAGCAAAGAGGATTTGGACGCTATTATATTAGATTAGGCGGTGCATTGATATGGCAGAAGGAGATACTAGAAGAATTTTTGAACGGTTAGATCAAATGGGGCAGGAGATAACTAGGCTCGTTGTCTTGGGTGAGGCGAAAAACAGACAATGTGATCAGCAAGAAAAAACAATTGCCGATCACGAGGAACGTATAACAAACTTAGAATGTCAAAGCGGTTGCATACGCGGAAACGTAAGTTTATTGGCTTGGTTGGCGACATTAGCGGTAGCTGTTTATGGTGTAGTTATAAAGTGAATGATCAAAGGGATAAGTGATATTTATGTTTGAGAAAATAAAAAACTTAATAGTGAGTGCCAGAAATAAAGTAGCCTCAATGTCGCCAAAAATAATGGCTGTCATTGTAGGCTATTTTATTGCAGTCGTTTTGCTGGTACTGACCTATTACGCTGCGTGGATGTATATGTGGTTGTGGTTGGATAAGATTGTTATGTCTGATCTTCTAGCACTGATAAGAGAGGTTATAGGACCGGCTATGGTTGCATTTGTCACTTTCATAGCTACGAGTTTAGTAGATAAAAACGGGGACGGTGTCCCTGATCCATTTGAAAAGGAGGCAGAGAATAATGGGGACAGTAACAAAAAGAATCACTTTAGATGAGCTACGGCAGTTAGCAGCAAGGGCTAGAGGTAATATTGATAAGATCTATCTACATTGGTCAGCTGGTTATTATCACCAGTTTTTTAGTGACTATCACCTAAACATTGACAGCGACGGCGCTGTTATGGCGACAACCGATGATTTAACTGAATATAAGGCTCATACATGGCGGCGCAATTCTAGAGCTATTGGGATTGCTTTAGCTTGTTGTGTAGATGCTGTAGCTCATGCTGATGGGAATATCGACTTTGGCAACGTGCCACCGACAGAGTTACAGATAGATAGTATGGCGAAAGTTGTAGCTGTACTGTGTGAGGAACTTGGATTGGACATTAATGCCGATACCGTAATGACACATGCAGAAGCAGCAGACTTAGACGACTACGGCCCGGCAACTACTTTTGAACGCTGGGACTTGTGGAAATTGCCAGATGTGCCAGGCGACGGAGAACTGAAACCAGGCGGTGATGTTATTCGTGGTAAGGCTATCTGGTGGCATCATAATTGGTAAAGATTGTATAAGGAGGTGACTAATATGGAAAAACAGCGTATTTTGATTTGGGCTGGTATTGCTCTTGCGATTTTGGTAGGGTGCATTACTTATTACAATCTGTAAGATAAAACCCAGCCACAGAATTAGCCTGTGCGTTGTTTTATCTCCAAAACACTAGGAAATATAAGTAGGAGTATAGAAAACGGCGCACAGGTTGATTATATTGAAAATAGAACTATCTTAATGATAATGAAATAGAATTTAATTTGAAAGAAGGGCAGAAAGTGAATGAAGAAAAACAAATCAGGTATAGCAAGTATCTTATTATTAGTTTTGCCCTTATTGCTGTGCTTATCATTTTCTTTGAATTGTTTTGCGGAGGAACTTCCGGAAACAATAACGATGTCCAGGGAACAGTTCATAGAGTTATGGGTGATAACCGAAAGATCGGAAAGTCGATTGATCAAGCTGTCGAACATATTGGAACTGCAGAAAAAGAAATCGAACGAGCTGATGGAGCTAACCGAAGAGCAGCATTTATCCTATCAGAAGGCAGAGAGCGAGCTAACGAAGGGGAAAGAATTGTTACAGAACTCCAACAAGACAATAGCAGAGCAAAACAAATCCTTAGAGATATTGAGCTCTCAAATAAAAAAGGAAAAGTCCAGAAGTGAATTAAAGCAGAAACAGAAGGCCTTTTGGGGATTTGCAGGAGGGGTATTAGTAGGAGCTATAGCAGCGAGCAGGTGATTATATGGATACTTGCCGTTTGCAGGCAAGAGATTGGCTTTCGCAGTCCACACGAAAGGAATTTGAAGCAATCATTTCAGAAGCCAAACTAACGCCGCGGCAAATAGAAATTATAGAACTCAAATTTATTCACGATCTTAAAAACTATCAAATAGCAATGAAAATAGATACGTCAGTGCAAACGGTCGAAAGAGATCTGCAGCAGGCGTATAATTCAGTTAAGAGAGCATTAAAGGCAGTCACATAATAGTTGTGGCTGCCTTATTTTTTATGCCCATATTAGGGAATTATGAGGGAATGTTTACGGATTATAAGAGCTGATTTAGGCGACAATATAAGTAAGAAACGGAGGCGATAACAATGTATGTAAATCCTTATGCTCCTGTTAATCCAGCAATGATGGGAGTAACTCAGCAACGTTTAAATAATTATCAAGCTCAAATGCCGCAGGTGCCGGCGTATCAACAACAGCAGTTTGTTCCACAACCGCCTATGCCCCTGATGATGAAAGGGCGTACAGTTGCAAGTTTAGACGAAGTAAAGGCTGCCCAAATTGATTTAGATGGAAGCCTGACATATTTCCCTTGTCCGGCCGATAATTGTATTTACGCAAAAGCTATTGATATGAATGGTATGCCGGTTATCCAAACTTATAAACTTTCGTTTGAAAAAGAGGCTATACCTAAACGTTATGCCGATGCAGAAGTAGTAGAGGCCCTGCAGCAAAAAGTAAGCTCATTAGAGCGTTATATGAATATGAAAGGGGAGAATATAAATGCAAATGAATCCGTTCACAATGATGCAAATATTCAATCAGCTTCGCAGCAACCCAAACCCGATGGAAGCAATGCAGAAAATGCTGGGGAACAATCCCCTGTTTGGGCGCGCAATGGAAATGGCGCAAGGTAAGTCTCCAGAACAGTTAAAAGAAACTGTTATGAATCTCGCCCAGCAACGTGGTATTGATCCTCAACAGGCTCAACAGCTTTTATCGCAATTTGGTGTTAAAATCTGACCGGTGGCCGCCAAAGGATTTTAAACAATAAATCTAAAGGAGATGTTCTATATGACTATGGAAGGTACTGGCGTAATGCCTGTATACGATTTGAATAACCGTACCGCAGCAGCAGACGGCGCAGGTTTTGGCGGCGGCTGGATGTGGGTAGTAATGTTATTCTTTCTGCTTGCCTGGGGCGGCGGTGGATTCGGTGGGTTCGGAGGCGGCGCCAATGGTGCTGTAAATACTTTGACTAATGAATTTCTCTATACCAATCTGAATAATACTTTAAATCAAGGTTTTACTCAAGTAGCAAACCAGAGCTTTGGCATTCAAAAAGACTTGTGTCAAGGTTTTAGTGGTGTACAATCTGCTATTGCTGAAAGCCGTTTTGCCGCTCAGCAATGCTGCTGCGAAACCAATCGTAACATTGATGCGGTTCGTGCAGAAAACTACAAGAACACTTGTGAGATCACGACTGCAATTCATGCAGAAGGTGAAGCAACTCGTGCTTTGATTACTGCTAACGTAATGCAGGAATTGCGCGATCAGCTGCAAGCTGCTCAACTGCAACTTGGTAACGTTGCTCAAACTACCAACATTATCAATGCAGTACGCCCGTTCCCGCAACCGGCTTATATCACTTGTAGCCCTTATACGGCTATGAATGGCTATGGCTGCAACGGCTGTGGTAACTGCTAATATCCGCTGAATGCGTGACTAAGAAACAGGGGAGCTGTCACGCTTCCCTGTTTTAATTTAAGGAGATGAATTATAAATGGCAACTTGTAATTGCAGAACTATATTGACCACGGCTGTAGCAGTAAGCGGCAGTAACTTGGTGTTGACCATTCCTGCCGGCACTTATGAAAACTGCGTTAGATATTGTATTAGGATAGCGCAGGATATTCCTTCTACTGCTACAAATCTTATGCCAGTAGTTATTAAAATCGGTACTGGTGCTACTTTGTATAATGTAAATCGTAAATGCGGACATCATTTATATGCAAATCAGGTAAGAACCAGACGTAATTATTCTTTGCTGGTAGCTGCTGACAGTGCAACCTTTGTTCTTGAATGCGGCTATATTGCTGCCTGCAACTGTGGTACTGTAACCGGACTGCCTGTAGCAACAGCAGAACCTGCAGAAGATAATACTGAAGTTCAGACCGTAAAAAATACTAAGGCGGTGAGCAAGGATGCATAAGTACGAAGATTATATTGATATCGTGGACGGCGATGAAATGAAAGAAGATGAAATCGATTGTATCGTCTGTGGAGCTTTGGAAAAACTTAAAGCACACGATGAAGATGATTATGAAGCTGTAATGATGAAAATTCATTGTGTAGCTCATGGACCGCACTTTGATGAGCATCTTGCTAAAAAAGCCGTTTCGGAAATGAAAAATGTTGACGGCACTGCTGGCGAGCATTGGACGTTAGAAGAAACAACCCGTGTCATGGATCAAAATGGTATTAAAGCCAATAAGTATGATTGGTATTACTTATTGAATATGCTACATAGCGATTATTCTCACCTATGGGGAGAAGATGTTGCTCAGTATGTTAAATTTGCTAAAGCGTACATCAATGATCCTGATGCTGGTACAGGTAAGGTATTTTATCTGTGGAGAGCTGGGAAGCATCATCATCATAAATAAAGATTGCATAAAATAACCTCCCCAATTATGAGGAGGTTATTTTGCATTCGTCAAAAATTCGTCAAAAATAAGTTGCCGAAAGGGGTTAAAACCTGTATTTTAATTGTGACGTTAATATGTCATAAATGGCATAATAACTACATTCTTCTGGAATTGGCTATAATTGTTTCATTAAATAGCACTTTATGATATAATATTATAATTGCCAAAGAACGACTTGTAAAGTGGGATTTATACAA